GCGCCCGGGGAGCCCTTGGCGACGCCCTGCTCAAAGCCCGCCGTCGTGTGCTTTCCGTACTCCTCGAACACCTTCGAGGGCGAGTGGATGCCGAGGGCGTCCTTGAAGGCGCTCTTGATGACGTCGGCGGTCCCCGAAACGGCCTTCTTGAGGTCGCTCCACGCGTCCTTCATGCCGCCGATGACCCCGTCGATGATGGCGGAGCCGATGGCGTCGAAGTCCGTCGTCTCGAACCAGTCGTAGAGGTCCCCGAGCGCCTCCTTTAGGCCGTAGACCGCCGCGGCGGCGACCGTCAGCGGGATGACGATGGGAGCGAGCGCGACGGCGCCCACCCACGCCACGGCCGCGAGGCCCGCGGCGAGCCCGTAGGCGGCGAGCTTCCCGGCCGTCAGCACGTCCTCAAGGCGCACGAGGTCGAGGAGCGACTTCCCCCCAACAATGTCCCGGATGGTGTTCTTCGCTTTCAGGACAGCGATGACCACCTCCTGGGCCCCGATGAGCACGCCGTAGAAGAACTTCTTGATGAACGGCGTGGACGCGGCCACGGCAGACGAGAGTCCGTTGCCGAAGAGGGTCACGAGTTGCTTCAACGCCTGTCCCGAGACCGTGGATGCGTCGAACCAGTGCGCCATGGTCGAGAGGGCGCGAAGCATGGGCTCGAGGTTCACGCCCTTCGTCAGGCCGTCCAGCGTCTCGCGGAACTTCTGCGCCATGACGTTGAGGTCCAACATCTGCCGCGCGTTGAGGTTGCCGAACTTCTTCTCGACGGCCTTGCGGAGCGCGGCCGCGCCGTCGCCCAGCTTGACCCGGCCCTCCCAGAGAGCGGCCTTGGCCTTGTCCACGCTCGTCCGCATCGACTCCGCGAGCGCGCCGGCCACCTCTTGGAACGTGACGCCGCTCCCGAGCATCTCGTGGGGGTCGAGGCGGAAGCGCTGGAGGAGGCGCCCGCGCTCCACGAACTCGCGGAGCTTTCCGCCCGCCTGGTCCCCAAGGGCGGCGGACGCCTGAGAGACGGCGTTGAGCGTGTCCACCCAGGTCTGCCCGCCGATGTTGGCTTGCGCGAGGCTGGCCCCGAGCTTCTCGATGTCCGCCCTTGCCGTGGGAACGCGCTGGGCGAGTGCCGCGACCTGTTCCCCCGCCGTTTTGCCCCAGTCCGCGTTCCCTCCGAACGCCGCTTCCCGGAGGAGGCTGGCCGTCCGCGCCGCGTTGGCGCCCGTCACCACGAACCTCGCGAGGGCCCCCGTCGCCGCGGCCACACCTCCCACGAGCGCGACGAGCGCCGCGGCCACGGCCACCGTAGGGTTCGCGAACGCGGACATGGCCTGCGTCGCGCCGGGGACCGTGGAGACTAGCTGCTGCGCCGACGACGCGGACGCCTGCGCCGCCGCGGCTTCCTTCTTGAGCGAGACCACGAGCTCGTCGTTTCGCTTGATGGTCTTCAGCTCCTCGAGCTGGAGCTTCGCGATGGCCTGTTGCTCGGACGCGATGCGCTTCTGCAGCTCCGCCTTCGCGTCCTTCACCTCGTTCGTCGAACCCTTCAGGTTCTTCAGAATCGAGTTGAGCTCCTTGACGGCCGTGGTGCCCGCGGACATGCGCTCGCGGAGCGAGAGCATTCGACCGGAGAGGTCTTTGGCGACGTCGGCGGCGTTCCCCTCGATGTTGATGGGGAACGTCGCGCCTCCGCCCTTCTTACCCTTGCCCGAGTCCTCTTTGATCGGCGCTCCCACGGTTCCCACCTATCGCGGTGAGGGCCTCGGCGATGAGCCGCGCGCCCGCCTTCCCCTTCAACCTCGTCTCGTCGTCCGTCGCGCTCCGGTCGAGGAGGGCGTCGATGCACTCCGCCGCAAGCTCCGGGTTGCTCATCGCCTGCCGGGCCAGGCTCCTTATTTTCCCCGGTCCGCCTGGGCCTTCACGCCGAAGAGGGCGGCGAGGGCGCCGGCGCACTGGATCGCCACCGCAGGCCGCCGCATGATGAGCTTGCGGTACTCGTCCTTGTCCGCCGGGTAGAGGAGGCAGGGGACCACGAAGGCGTCCACGTCTGCCTCGGTCATCTTCGAGTTGGAGAACGTCTTGAAGTGGACGGCCTCTCCGAGGCGGACCGCTACGAAGCCCTCGCCCAGGTGCGAGACGTCCACGATGGCGAAGTCCCGCCCCTCGCGCCCGTTGGTCTCCTTCTCGAGGCGCTCGATGAGCTCGAAGCGCGCGAGCTCCGCGGCCTCGGCCTCCTCCTTCTCGCGCGCCTCGCGCTCCGCCTGCTTCGCGCGGGCCGCCGCCAGCTTCTCCGCCACCGCGGTCACTGGCCCACCCCGTTGACCACGCTCCAGAGCCGGAGCCCGTTGCGGGTCAGGGAGATGGCCGAGAGCTGGACCTCGGTGAGAAGCTCCTCGAAGCCCTCGGCGAAGGAGTCCTTGACGCCGGTGATGGCGCACCCCTGGATGTCGATGACGATGGGCTTCACGCCCGCGATGCTCGCCAGCGGCTCCGAGTAGGTGGCGAGCACCGGGAAGCGCGCGTCACCGTAGGAGCCTGCGCCCAGCGCCGTGAGCTGCTCCGCGAGCCGCTGGAAGGAGGAGCGGAGCATGGTCATCGAGAAGGAGCCGACGCTGTACTTGCCCGACGTCATGCCGAGCGGCGTGCCGTCGCGGCGCGAGGCGTGGACGAGCTTGCGCTCCCGCTTCTCTTCGTAGTCCAGCGAGACGATTCCGACGTAGGGCGCGAGGGCGATGACCCACGAGCACGACGTGGCGCTGTAAATGGTGCCGTTCAGGCGGGTCTCGACGAGGTCACTCACGGCCGTTCTCCTTTCACTGGCTCACGGAGATGGCGCGGACGAAGCCCGCGTTGACGTTGAAGGTCTTCACGTACCGGAGCGCCGAGACCTGGACCTCGCCGTTGAGCGTGACCGGCCCGTTGCTCCCGATGTCGTCCGTGCGCGAAAGCACGAACTGGAGGCCCGTCACCTCCGGGGAGAGCTCCGTCAGCGCGTGGTTGACGAGCGCCTCGATGGCGAGGGCGTCCTCCTCCGCGATGTAGACCTCGCCGTTGGGCCCCTGGTTGGGGTTCGAGCGGACGCCGCGCGAGAGCTGGTCCCGGAGGATGCCGTAGGCCAGCGCGCAGGCGCGGTTCATCACGCGCCAGTGCTGGGCCCAGACGTAGTCGCTGCCGGGCGTGGAGATGACCGGCGCGTTGTTGATGAAGGTCCCCGCCTTGTCATCGAAGCTCCGGAGAGCGACGAGGCGGATGGCGTCGAGCCCGGGGTACAGGTACTCGTCGTGGTCCAGCGGGTTTCCGTTCCCGTCCGTGATGACGGCGCCCACGGGCCCGTCCGCCACATAGGCCGCGTCCCGGCCGTAGCTCTCGCTCATGAGGCGCGCGGCGAGGAACCACGAGGTCGGGCGCTTGAGGTAGAGCGGGCGCCCGGGGAGCGCGGAGGTCACGTGCCCGCCGTCGGCCCCGACGCACCCGCGGATTGACGCCGCGGAGGCCCAGGCCGTGGTCATGGCGGTGAGGTACTGGGCCTCCGTCTCGCCCGCGTTCTTCATGCGGGCGTTGACGAGGAATCCGCGGAAGCGGCCTTCGGCCTCGCGGGCGGAGAGCCACGTGTCCAGCGCGGAGACCGTGGAGGCCACCGCCGCGTGGCCCACCACGAGGACCGCCTCCCACTGGAGCGCGCTCGTCCGGAGCGCCTCGAGGGCGGTGGAGATGTCCCCGCTCGTGAGCTTCGGGCCCGTCGTCGTCAGGGTGATGACGTCGCCCGCGACGAGCGTCCCCGCGGCAAGCGCGATGGTCACGCCACTGTTCGGAATGACGATGCTGGTGGCCGTGCCGAGGGCCTGGACGGCGCTCACCGTCTCGCCGCCGTCGAGCGAGTAGGTGTACGTGATGCCGTCCACGCCCCGGGTCCCGCCGTTCACCACCGTCACCACGACGGAGTAGTCATCCGTGGGCGCGGTCACGCCGGCGGTGGGGACGCTCGTCCCGGTGCCCGTGAGGGTCACGGCGCTGTAGGTGGCGGCGGTGGACGCCGCGGCCTTCACCATGACGACGGGGCGCTTGGCCTTGCTCATGACGAGCGCCGCGGCCTCGGTGAGCTCCCCGTAGCCGAACGTGGAGAACGCCGTGCTCGCCTTGGTGATCTGGACGGGCTGCGCCGCCGTCCCCGCCGAGCTCGGGCCGATGATGGCGAGCACGCGGAGGTTGGAAGGCGTGACGACGCCCGTGTTTCCGTCCGTCTTGGTCAGATTGACGCTCGGGAGCATGGTCTTCTCCTCTCAGGTGTCGCCGCCGGGGTCCGGCACGGGCGCCGGGACCGGACCGCCGCGAGCGACGAGCGCCGCCGCGGGGTAGTAGATGTCTCGAGGCACGTCGTAGACGGGGTGGACGAAGGTCATGCTCGCCAGGAGCTCGAGGCCGTAGGAGCGCTCGCGCGCCTCCTCCCAGCGGGTGGCGCCCCAGCGCACGGACGCGAAAGCGCCCGGCGCGGCGTGGACGGCCCTCACCGTCCACTCGAAGAGGGCCTCGGTGGCCTCAATCTGCGCCGCCTCGCTCTCCTTGTTGTCGTGGTCCACTGCCCAGACGGAGACCGTGACGGACCGCTCCCACCCCATGAGCGAGCGGACCTCCGCCACCCGCTTCGTCGGGTCCACGGCGTTCGGGTCACGGATGTTCCGCCCGCCAACCATGTGCGGGCCGACGAGCGTGCCGCCCGCGCCGCTCTCCTCCGAGGGGACGAAGACGACGCGGTTGCCGTGCCCCTGCCTCCACCGGCGCTTCCACCCGGCGACGTCCACCGTGGCGGAAACGCCGTTGGCGGCGAAGAACGGCGCCACCGTCGCGACGGCGGCGAGGAGGCCAGAGCGGATGACGATGCTCACGTGCCACCCATGGCCTTGTCGAAGGCGCGCATCGCGCCCTCTTGAAGGGCGGCGACAATCTCCCTCGGGAGCGGCTTCCCGGAGTCGGGTAGGATGCGGCGGCGCCGGTCCTCCCGCAGGTTGCCCTGGATGGCGGCGCCGCGGGACTTGACCTTGATGACCACGACGGGTCCCTTGGCATCGACCCAGACGTACTCCGCCGCCTTCGGCATGGCGCGAGACCCGTCCTTGCGGGACGGCCACACCTTGCCCTCCGCGTCGGTTCCGGCCGCGGCCTGGGCGCGCACGGCGGTGGCGACGAGCATCTCGGACTCCTTCGCGACCTTCCGCGTGAAGTCCGAGCCGAGCTTGTCGAGCCCTTGGATGAACGCGTCCAGCGCGATGCTACCGCTCACGGACCGCCTCCCGCTGGACGTCCAGCCACTCGTAGGGGCTCGCCTCCGAGTACGCGAGCGGGAAGCCGCGGGAGATGCCAGACGCCGGGTTGTCCTGCCGGAGCGGGAGGTCCCAGAGGCCCGTCACGGAGTCCGCGGCCTCCTTGATTTCCGCCTTCGCCGTGTCGGCGGCGCCGGTAATCTGGACGCCCTGCTCGCTCGCCGGGTCCCACCCCCGCCGGAAGTAGAGCTCCGGGGTCACGATGGCCGTGAGCCACCCGAGCACCACCTCCGGGACGGGAGCGGTGAACGGCGTCGCGTAGCGCTTGGCAAGGCGCCCGTCGATGTACGAGGACCCGACGTCGAGGCGCGACTGCACGAAGCTGGAGTCCAGCTCGTCGAAGTCCGCGGGCGGCATGATGACCCGCGAACGCAGTTGCGCCACCGTCAGGTAAGCCATCGTCGAGCGCCTCCGTCAGGTCAGGCCGTGCACTTGAAGATGAGGTAGGGATGCCCCGGGATGGCCACGTTCCGGCCCGAGGAGTGCCACTCGAGTTGGTCCGCGCGGTCCAGGATGGCGTCCACGCCGTTGCCGCCGCCGCGGCCCGTGTAGTACCGAATCGAGAAGGGCTCGCGGTCCACGTAGAGGAACGCGCCGAGCTCGTCGGTGCTCTCCTGCTTCGCGACCACGAAATACGTGGTGTCGCTCTCGAAGCCGTCGAGCTCCGAGGCCATCGTGGGCATCCCGTACCCGAGGGCCGAGATGAGCGCCTCCACGTCCGCGCCGCCGCCGCCCGTGGCCGCAGCCTGGGCGAGGAACTTCGCGTTCGTGAGCTGGACCGCCCTCGGGAAGAGGGTCGGGCCGGCGATGATGGCCGCGGGGCGGAGGAAGCGCGGGTCCGTTCCGTTCGCCAGCTTGATGCCGGCAATCTTCGCGAACACGGTGGAGAGGTTCTTGAGCGCGACGTCTGGCGTGACGCTCACGTCGATGGGGACGCTCGTGAAGAGGTTCGAGTAGGTCCCCACGCCGGTGTCCAGCGGGTTGAGCGGGTGCGACGCGGAGAAGAAAGCCACGTTGTCGTAGCTCTTGACCGTCGTCAGGTGCCCGTTCTTGAGCAGCGTCGTGACCTGCTTCTGCGGCCAGTAGCTCGCCTGCGCGGTCATCTGGCGCGTCCACGAGAGCGCGAGGTTCACCCCGTTGCCGTCGAGGTCCTCGAACTGCTGGCGACGGAGGCGGAGGCCCTTGCCGGCCCCGTTCACCTCGTAGTCGTACTCCAGCATCGTGAGGTCATCGAAGTTGAGGTTGCCCCCGTACTTCCCGATGCTCTCCATGGTGGCCGTCTCGAGGCACCACGTGACGACGTCCTTGCGGGCGCCGGTCGTGATGCGCTTCGTGCAAACGTCCCACCACTGGTTTTCGCTCGCCATGAGACGAGCCATGTCGTTGACCTGGATGTGCCGCATCCTCGACTCGAGATCGAAGACGAAGGACGGAGTGACAGCGGGCATGGCTCAGGGCTCCTGGTACGAGGCGACGAGGCCCCAGTTGGTGCCGTCGAATGCGACGGTGCATCCGGCCTTCTTGTTGGCGGTCTGCGCCATGAGCGTCCCCGCCCCTGCGCCGCCGTTGACGATGTTGGTGCCCGACGTCGCGCCGATGGCGGGACGCCAGATGTGGATGACGTCCCCGGCGACGGCGCCGCTCGTGGAGAGCGTGACGTTCTTGCCGTTGCCGGCCGCAGTGATCTGCCGGCGCCCACCCTGGGCTACCGTGATGGTGACGTCGTTGGTGGCGTCGATGGCCGCGTACGCGAACGCGTTGGTCTGGGCGACCGCGTTCATCTTCTCGACGGCCACGCCCTTCGTCGAGTCCACCGCCCAGATGCGCCCGCAGACGGACTTGCCGCCCGCGAGGATCGACACGGTCTGGTCATCGAGGACGTAGCAGAGCTTGCCGACGTCCGTGGCGGCGACGGCATCGCTGGAGGACCCGTTCACGAACCACTCCAGTTCCACCTCGCGGAGGAGGTCCACCGTCACCGCCTTGGCGGCGGAGGTGGCGTCCACCGTCTCGGAGAAGACGCCGATGACGACCAGCGAGGGCGACGTGGCCCCCGGCTTCACCTTGCCGGCGTCGGACCCGGAGGTCTCGATGGCGGCGATGGCACCCTGGTAGGCGATGAGCCCGGACGCGAGGGTGAACTCCTTGAGCCTCCACGTGGAGGTTTTGCGCGAGCGCGCAGCGGCGGCGGCGGTCATCGGACGGCTCCCTTCTTCGCCTGCGCCGCCAGGAAGGCGCGGGCCTCGCTACGGGTCATGGCCTGCACGCGGAGCGTGGTGCGGTCCGCGATGACGGGGTCCGTCACGGGCTTCTGGCCCATGGCGGAGTCGAGGAGGTCCCCGTGGCCGGAGAGGTTCGTGCGGCCGATGGCCTCGACGGCGTCCGACGTGCCCTCGCCCCGGGTCGGCGTGCTCGCGTGCAGCGCGGCGCGCGCGGCCTCCACCGGCGACGCGGGCGCCGCCTTCGGGAAGCTCTTGACCGCCTCGCGCACGGCGGCGATGGGCTGCTTCGAGAGGTACGTCACGATGGCCGGAGCCAGGTCGGGACGGCTCGCGAGGAGCGCACGCCGCTCGGTGGCCTCGCGCTC